GATACTGGTTGTCCTTTATCATACGCAGCCCATTGACCGTCAGGAGCATAAACTACACTCATATTAACAAGAGCACAAATCTTAAATTTATTTAATCCAGATATTTCTTCATTCCCTGTTTTGTATGAAAGTTTAAAAACATTTGGAGTTCCAAGAAAAAGAGAAGCAGCACCAGCACCAGACTGTGAGTTTAATTTTCTTGGGGCACTTCCCTGTTTAAACATACGAATAATTCTTTTTACATTTGTTGCTTCACTGGCACTTCTTGGACTCATACGCCAAGTGAAACCAAATTGACGAAGTGTTGGACCTTGGAATAATAATTCAAGGTTTGAGTTTGGGACAATTCCATAACCTCTTGCTAAAATAGTTTCTGCTGGAAGTTCAAATCCAGCATTTTTTAATAATAATGAAGTTATTGCTGCTTTGGTTTGTTGATTTTGTAATAATGCATTTAAATCAGTACCAGTTCCTGCTGCACTTCCTATTGCTGCTATCTGATAGATACTTTGACTAGGCAAATTGACACCAAACTTTGCCTGGACCGCAGTTGCCAAAGCTGCAATTGCTGCTTGTGTGATTCCTGTTTGCATTCGGTTAGAACTAACTTTACCAGCAACTGCTGCTGTAAGATTATTCATTGAGTCATCTCCCCAACCTATAGCATTATTATCTTGAATGCCAGAAGGAATTGGTAAAACTGTAGTTGCAATTGGTTTTTTTAAAGCACTGTTTCTTTGTAATCCTTTTATCAAAACTGATGAGAAATCAAAGTTTGGATTTGTAAAAAGGTCTCCAGATGGTGGTTGATAACGATACATTGTAATTTGTAATGTATCTTGTTGATTTTTTAAAATATCAATTGGGTATAGTAATAGACCACTATCTTTAAAAATTTTGTCTTCGTTGTTGCTATCAAAATTAAGATTAGCAGTATCATTAAGATTTATTGACCCTGGTGTTGCTGCTAATATACCACCTACTCCTGGCACTGCCGTTGCTATTCCTGGATTTGTTCCTGGAAAACTATTGTTTACTCCTGCTGGACTATTTTGATTTGCTGGTCTTGCGGTAGCATTAACCACGTTTCCACCAGCAGTACCTCCTTTTGCTTGATATGCTGCGTATACTTTTTTTCTTATATCTGTCGATAATTGTTGTGCCAGTGCTGTTGGTTTGTTTGGATCCCCATCTGTAAATAAATTCGGGTCTTTTAATGCATCATTATACCAACTACCGTTTTTATAAAATATTGCATTTCCTGATACTGCGTCATAACCAAGTATATTTTTTTCTTTTAATTCGTAGTCACCATTTGTTGGATCGTATCTAATTCCAAGTTCAAGGCCCAAAGGTCCAACAGATGAACGATAATAATTATCTTTTAATACTTCATATGCCATCTATGGTGCGTCCCAAACTTTGGTTTTAAATACTGGTTGACCTCTTTTATCAACAAATTTCTCTGTTGGAAGCAACGATACTTCTCTCCATTCTTTTTCAGGCACTTTAAAGAATTCAGTCATCACTCCAGAGAAGAGGTATTTATGTAAAGTTTTCTTGGGTGCATTTATAATTCCTTCTTTATTTAGAAAGGATTGTGCGACACCTCCACGATACTGTGGATTAAGATAGTGTAGATTTGCTCCAAGAAACCAACCTTCTGCAAAACTAATTTCTATAATGTAAGATAGAGGATGTTTATCCCAGTATTCATATTTCTGTGGATACTTTGCAGAATACAAAAAGAAAACTAAATCTCCTGGTTTTATAAATCCAGTATCTGCTTCATTAATATCTCTTTTTTGTTGATTTCTCAATTCATTCATTAGTGAATTGGTCCACCAATCACTACTGCGATATTTGTTGCCTGCTTGCTTTCTGATGTCGTCTGCTATCATTTGACTGGAATTCCCAATTCTTTTTCTGTGAATATTTTAAATTCATAATTTCTATCAGCACACCAATTTCTTGCTGCTTCCCATTTTGCCTGATTGACTACCCACATTTTAACTGAATACACCCAAGACTTTGTTCTTCTTTTTGGATTTGTTTCAGGCATTTTTAAATCTTTTTGTGGTTTGATTTCAACAACAAGAGTTCGATTGTTTCCGTCTTTATCTTTATACTTCACAAAAAAGTCTGGAAAATATCTGTGAACTTTATTGTCAATTGGTGAACGATAAGCAATACAAAATTCTTCACTTTTCCAAGAGTTCACACTTTCAGTCAAATCACAATATTGCATAAACTTTAATTCATATGAAGACCTATAAACAATATTTGATGGGTCTCCACCATACTTTTGTGGATTGTGGGGTCTATATTTTCCCTGTCTATATTTACTATCTTCGTTACGAGGCATACATATTATAAACACTTAAAAATATTTATAGATGGCTGCTCCAGATAGAGGGTCTCCGCGTATAGGACCATTTTACCTTAAGATGACGGAAGGTGCTCCAACAAATGGAATGCCCTCAGCAAGAGATATTTTTGGTAATTTATCTCTTACTAGTCAATTTAAAGTATCATTACATTTAACAAATGTTGATGCTGGTGGAAGTGGATTGATGAGTTGGTTGCGTAATTCGAATGTTATTACTGCAAATCAAACAAAAAATTATGTCTATGATTTTTATTGTGCGGAAGCAGTTATTCCTGGAGTTCAGTTTGATGTAACGGAAGAAATGGGAAGTCGTCAGGGAACGATTGAAAGATTTCCAACGAGAAGAATTTTTCCAGAATTTACGATGACTTTTTATGTTGATAATGAATATAATTTAATTCGTCTTTTTGAAGAATGGATGAATTATATCAATCCGTTATATGCTGGGACTGGTCTATTGCCACCAAGTCCAAGAGGACAGGGAGATGGTCCTGGAAAAGAAAAGACAGATTTCTTTCGTTTTAGATACCCAGATGACTATAAGAGAATTATATCACTTACAAAGTTTGAGAGAAATTTTGATAGTTCAAACCCAAATAATGTAAAATTCCCACCACATTTAACTTATAGAATGATTGAAGCATTCCCAACAAATATCACTGCGATGCCTTTAACTTATGAGGGAAGTCAAATTGTAAAAACAACAGTCACTTTCCAGTATACAAGATATGTAATGGAAAAGAATTACGGTACATTAGACAAATAAATAATTTTAATGATAGTATAAATTATGCCATTACCTAAGATTTCTACACCAACGTATGATTTGGTTTTACCATCAACTGGAAAAACAATTAAATACAGACCATTTCTAGTCAAAGAAGAAAAGATATTAATTCTTGCTCTTGAAAGTCAAAGCACAAAAGAAATTACAAATGCAATCAAGCAAGTATTAAAAGATTGCATTTTAACAAAAGGAATTAAAGTAGAAGAACTACCCACTTTTGATATTGAATATATTTTCTTAAATGTTCGTGGTAAGTCAGTTGGAGAAAGTCTTGACTTGATTATAACTTGTGGTGATGATGGAGAAACACAAGTTCCAGTTACAGTGTTTATCGACCAAATTGAAGTTCAAAAAGACCCAGAACATAGCACAGATATTCATCTTGATTCTGATTTGGTTTTGAGAATGAAGTATCCTTCATTAGACCAGTTCATTAAAACTAATTTTGACTTTAGTGCAGAACAAAGTTCATCAAGTATTGAAAGGTCTTTTGATGTAATCACTTCTTGTATTGATGTTATTTTTAACGCAGAGGAAAGTTGGTCTGCTGCGGACTCTACTAAAAAAGAATTGACTGATTGGATTGAAACCTTAAACTCAAATCAATTTAAGGAAATTGAGAAGTTCTTTGATACGATGCCTAGACTTTCTCATACCGTAAAAGTTACAAATCCAAAAACTAAAATTGAAAGTGAAGTTACGTTGGAGGGATTGACATCTTTTTTCGGTTAAGTATGGCTCATATGGAACTAGAGTCATATTTTAGAATTAATTTTGCCTTGATGCAGTTCCATAAATATTCATTAACTGAGATTGAAAATATGATGCCCTGGGAAAGGGACATCTACTTAGCACTTTTACAGCAACATATTGAAGAAGAAAAATTAAAACAGCAGCAACAACAAAATGGTTAGTTCTGTTCTTAGTCCAGAAAAAGTAATAGGAAGACAGAATACAAATAAAGTAGCAGCACAGAACTTTATTTCAGGTGGTTCTATACTTGGTGCTTCTGTTGTGAATGGTGCTGCAAATAAAATTGTAGGTTTTCAAAGAGCAGGAGTTCAACCAGCAGCTCCAGTAGTTAATAATATTGTAAGCACAATAACCACAAATATTAATAATAATGTAACGAATGTAATTAACAAAACTCTTCAGGGATTTTCTGCTGATTATCAAAGACGATTGAAACAAGTAGATGATGCAAAACCAATTGGTATTCTTGGTAAGTTTTTAAATTTTTATAAGACTGCTTTAGGTTTTATAAACTTTTTTGGTAATAAAAAAAATATTAATAAAGTAAGAGATAATTTAGAGGTACTTAAAAAATCATTTACTGAAAGTTTTGAGGTTGCAAAATTAATTCGTCAAGTTATAATCAAAATTGTAAAACAATTATCTAATCTTCCTGTTGCTTCACCTTCTGGTGGTGGAGGATTAAATCTCGATGTTGATATTCCTGGTGGTGGATTGAGGAAATCTGCACCAAGAGGACTTCAGAGAATGATGGGTGGAAAAGGCAAAATGCTTGCTCTTGGTGCTGGTGCATTAGGACTTGGTGCTCTTGGTGCTGGTGCGGTAAATGCACTCTCTGATAGTCCACAAGACCAAGCACAAGCAGCACAGACATCCCCAGAAATTCCTGGGGATGTTGTTGATAAGTTTTCTTCAATTGTTGATAGATTTGCAAATGCAATCAGTGCGATGTTTAAAACGCAAAAAGATAAACCAAAAGGATCTCCTGGTGGTGGAGGAGGTGGATCGAGAAGTCCTGGTGGTCCTAGTCCTGGTGGTCCTAGTCCAAATCCAAATTTAATGGGAGGACCTGGAATAGAAGGATTGGCATCTTTTGTTGCAGGTGCAGAAACTGGGGGAAGATTTGATGCTTATAATGCTGACTTAGGTAAAGGAGACCCCAAAATATTGGATACGAATATAAGTAATCTTAGATCTTATATTTCAAAATACCCCAATAGTTCTGGTGCAGTTGGAGCATATCAATTTATGCCAGAAACAGCAGAGGGTTTGGCAAAACAAATGGGAATTGATCCAACTAAAACAAAATTTACACCAGAAGTACAAAAACAATTACATTTGTTCCATTTAAATCAACTTGGATATGGAAAGTATGTGAAAGGTGAAATGTCAAAAGAAGATTTTGGTGCAGCAATTGCACAACAATATAGAGCAGTTCCAAACCCAAGAACAGGTTATACTTGGAATGATAGTGCGGCAGTTAGAAATAAGGCTCAAGTTACTAATGAGCAATATTTGAGAGCATTGGAACAATCTAAACAAGGAGCAGTTTCTGGAGCACCACCAGCACCAGTATTACCATCACCAACACCAAAACCTGGAGTGGGTGGTCCAGATTTGCCAGATTTGATGCTTTCACCGCAGAAAAGAGAAGAATTGAAACTTTCTGCCACAACTGTTTCTCAACCACCACCATCACAACAGCAACAACAACCTATTATAATGCCGATTAATTTGGGTGGTGGAGGACAACAACAATCAGGAGGAGGTGGAATGAGTGGTCCTCCACCTTCACAAGGGAGTGGACCATCAGTTCCATTTTTACCAGCAGGAAATCCTGATAATTTCTTGGTTCTTTATTCTAGAATGGTTTATAATATCGTTGACGGATAATGAAAAAAACACTTTCCTCTCCTTTAGTTGCTGCAGCAAATAATATTGTTTCTCTTGGTTCAAGGTCAAACTCTTTATCAAAGTTTCAACGTGAATATATTAATTTTGGTAAATTTTTAGAAGTAGAAAAAAGGTCATTAGAAAAATTAAAACTACCAGACAAGAAGAAAATAAAAGCACTTGCAAGTTTAAATATTGCAAGTAATTTTGGAAAACCAGGAAATCTATTAGGTTCTTTGTTTAGTGGAGCATTAGACCTTGGTGGATTTGTTGGTAATATGTTTCCTGGAAGAGGGAAGATTGGAAAACCACAAAGACCATCAAATATAAAACCACCAAAACCAACACTTAGAGGACCAAAATTAAAATTGGGTGGTATGAGGGCAGTTGGTGTTGGTAATGCACTATTTGCTGGACTTGATTTTGCGACTGGTCTTGCAGAAGGTGAAAGTGTAGGAAAAGCAGCAGCAGGAACAAGTGGAGCACTTGCTGGTGGATTGCTTGGTGGAGCAATCGGTCAAGCACTCATTCCTATTCCAGGACTTGGTTTTGTTGTTGGAAATATAGCTGGTAGTTTTCTTGGTGGATTTGCTGCAGATAGACTTTATGAAGGTGGAAGTTCTCTTAAACAAAAACTTGCCAAAAGATTAAAAGGACAAGAAGAAAAACAAAAAGCACTTACTAGTGATTCTGGTTCTCTTTCTGATTCTATATCTAAATTCGACAAATCGGTTGGAAAATTTGAAGAATTTATTTATAAATCATTTGCTTCAGTTGTGAATGCTGCATCATCTGCTGCTGGTTCTGATGAAATGATGTTGGATTATGGTTTAGATCCAGATTCAGTTCCAGATGCTCCTGAAATTTCAGGAGAACTTCCAGATATGACTGCCGAAGGTGGTCAAATGCCCAGCAAATATACTTCATCTCCTTATGGTTGGAGATGGGGAAGAATTCATAGTGGTGTTGATTATGCTATTACGGAAGGAACCCCAGTAAGTGTGATTCAACCAGGTCAAGTAACCTACGCACAATTTAATGATGGTGGGTATGGATATGCCGTACAAGTTGCTCATCCTGGTGGTTCTAGTAGTTTTTATGGGCATCTAAGTAAAATATTAGTCAAAGAAGGACAACAAATAGAACCTGGAACTGTAATTGGAAATGTCGGAAGTACTGGACGTTCTACTGGACCACACGTTCATTTTGAAGTTAGACAAGGAAGCAAAAGATTAGAAATACCTACAAGTGAAGGAGATAAGTATTTTAGATTTGGTGGAAATGTAAAAGTCAAACCAAAGGCAGGAGTTTCGGGAGCAGGTTCTAATCCTTTTGTTTTAGAATTACACGCAGACCCAAATGCAAAAGGACAAAAAACAGGATTAATCCCAAGCAATACTAGTCCAGATACTGCTGTTTCTCAAGCACTTATTTCTAGTTTTGGGACTTATGGTAAAAATTTTAGAGGAGGATTGGGTGTTACAAATCGAGGTGGAAATATTTTAGAATCAGATATGGCATTAGGTGCTGAAGCAAATGCAAAAAGAATAGTTGAAGCAATGATGAAAGATCCTAAACGAGCATATCATATTTTTGCAGGACACGCTGATGTAACAAAAGGTGAAACTGGTGCTTCTGGAGAAAAAGAATATAATTTGAAAACTGCGGAATTGGTAGAAAAATTAGCAAAGGCACAAGGATTAAATGTAATGTATCACAAATCTATTATTGCAAATGAAGCAAGTGATCCAAATTCAAATCTCTCCAGAATTAAAGCAATAATGGATGCTTCGAAGAAACCTGGAATAGGTGGACCAGAAGCAGACCCAAAAATGCTTGAGATGTATAAACAAGGGTTAATAAATCAAATGAGTAATTATCCATCATATAATCAACCAGGTGGTGGTGCTTCTGTGATTATGCCTATAATGATGGGTGGAGGTGGTGGAGGACAAAAACCAGTCTTCATTCCTGTTGGAGGAGGTGGAGGTGGTGGAACTGTGATTATGCCTGGACCAACTGAAGGTCAAGTGGTAAATAGTCTTATGAAAACAATGTTACTCACCAATCTTTCCGCAACGTAATGGCAGCATCAGTAGCATCCTTTAAACCGAATTATTTTACTATTCAATCTTTGGATGGTAGTACAACTGTTGATGTTACAAACTCTTGTTTGTTCTTTGATTATTTTGAGGATATTTTATCTCCTTGTGTGACTGCTATTGCAGAACTGATGAATAGTTCGTCCTTGTTTAATATCTTACCAATTCGTGGTGGAGAAAAAGTTACAATTAGTGTTGATACTGCTTTTGGTGAATTTGTATTGGATGACTTATATGTTTATAAAGTCAGCAATCTTGATGCACAGAAAAAAAGAGAAATGTTCACTTTACATCTTGTTTCTCGTGAAGGATTAACAAATGAAACTTCAAGGTGTCAGACAATTTATAGAGGAAATTTACAAAATACTGTAACAAAAATACTCAAAGATGACTTAAAAACTAAAAAGTATAAAACTGAAAATATAGAACAAACATCAAATGATTATTCTTTTATCGGAAACAATCGCAAACCATTTCACGTTTTAACTTGGTTGGGACCAAAAGCAGTTCCAGCAAACGGACAAAATTCTGGAACTGCTGGTGAAGAAGCAAGAGGAACTGCTGGTTTCTTATTTTATGAAAACAAAGATGGATTTAATTTTAGAAGTATTGATAGTTTAGTCTCAAGCACAAAAATACAAAATAATAGTGCCGATAAAGAAAATATACCATATTATCTTTTTACACAAGTAATTGAGGAAAATCAGACAAAAACTAATTTTAATATATTGAATTATAATTATGAAAAGAATATTGACTTAATGAAATCATTAAGAGTTGGTATGTATGTAAATAAGACTTATTTTTATGATTTGTATTCCAATACTTTGGATTTATATACTTATAAAGTAAAAGACCAAGTTAAGAGTAAATTGGGTGGTGCTGAAAGTATTGCTGTATCTGATGAATTTGGTGATAGTATTTCTCGTATTATGGTAAGAACATCAGATAGAGGTTCTTTGAAATCAGATGGTTCGGTAAGTGATAGATTGAGAAGTGGTGCTGATATGGCAATGTCATACTCTAGATACAATTTATTGTTTACACAAGCACTAAATATGGTTGTTCCTTGTAATGTAAATTTGAAAGTAGGTGGAATTATTCACGCAGAGTTTCCACGAATAGATAGAAATACAAATATGACTTCAGATGAAGAGCAAAGTGGATATTATTTAATCAAAGAATTAAGACATCATTTTGAAGGTGGACAAATGGTTACAAGTTTGAGACTGATTCGTGATAGTTACGGTCTTTATAGTTCAAATAAATAAGAGAAATGGAATTGCAAGAATTTATCAACGATATATGTGAGGAATTACAAAACTCCTCAATAAATGTACAAAGAAAAAGATATTTAAATGCATATCTAGAAGAACTTTTAGAATATCAAAAGCACAATCCTGATGCTGTTGGTATTCCAAGTACATTAGAATTATTTTGTGACTTAAACCCACACGCACTGGAGTGTAGAATTTACGATGATTGAAGAGGCTTTATTAAAATCCAATTATATTGGAAAAGATGGTTTTAGTTGGTGGATAGGACAAGTTGCTAAAAAGGATACTTGGGAAAAAGGTTCTCAATTTTCCAATCAAGGAGATTGGTCCGCACGATGCAAAGTAAGAATTGTAGGGCATCATTCTTTTGATGGAAATATTTTAGCAGATGATGATTTGCCTTGGGCTCAAATCATGCTTGACCCTTCTTTTGGAAGCGCACAAGGTGGAATTGGAGGAACAATAAATCTCAAGGGTGGAGAAACTTGTTTTGGTTTCTTCCTAGATGGAGATGACGGGCAACAACCTGTAGTTATTGGTTTGTTGTATCGTAGTGATGGAGTTAAGAATTTACAAACAGAAGATGTAGTTAAAAAAGAAAGAAGTTCTCAATTTAAACCATTTACAGGGCACCCTGGAAATAATCCACCAAGTACGCAAAGAAATATTAGAGGTGAGAAGGAAATAGACCAAGCAGACCCAAATAACTCACCAAAAGAAACCACACCAGTCCCAAAAGATTTAGTAAATCTTGCTTACACCACCGACCTTGGGTTCAATATTGATGGAGTTCCAGTTACACCACAATTGGGAGACAAAATTGCAGGAGTATTTAAAAATATTCCTGCTTCTTCAACGAATGCTATTGGAGCAGCGTTTACAAAACAACCCGCATTTATAAAACCAAATGGTTGTCAAAACAATTTAATCGGTCAAATCACGCAAGGACTTCAAGATTTTATTGCGGTTACAAATGGATTGGACCAGTATTTGGGTACTTATATTGACCCAATATTAAATGAAATTGTAGATATTGGAAATTCAATTAGAAATTGTGCTAGACAAATTGGTGGAATTGTAAAATTAATAATTAACAATTTAAGAAATACAATTTTCAAATGTATTGTTTGGGCATTTAGAAAACTTGTAGGATTGGTTGTTCCTCCTCCACAACAAACAATTGTTTTGGAGGTGATGAAAAAAACATTAGATGTAATTTTTTGTATTCTTGAAAAACTCCCTGGTGGTATTATTGATTATATTGAAGGATTGCTTGGTGATTTAGCAGCAAATACAATCAATGCACCAGTTTGTGCTGTGGAGAAATGGACTGCTGGAGTTTTAGCAAAAGTGATGGATAGTATTGAAGAAGCACTTTCCACAATTATGTCTGGAATTGGTTGGTTGACTGGTGGTCTTTCAACTGTATCTGGTATTTTAAATCAAGCAAGTTCATTAGCATCACAAATTTTTAGTTTTCTTGAATGTACTGGTCTTGCTTGTGAAACTCCAAGTGTATGGTCTGCTAATTTTGGACCAAGTGAAAAAGATGCAGACAATTGGCAAAAAATGGTTGATGATGTAAATGTATTTAAAGGTGTAAGTGATGGGTTGGGATCAATTGAATCTGCTTTTGGTGAAACTCCACTTTATGCTGGAATAACTGGAGTATCTAATAATGCATTTAGTCAATGTAACGAAAAGGTAATCAATCCAACAACTCAAGAAGATATTGTCCCACTACCAATTGGGTCAAAATACAAAAGATGCATTCCACCAATCGCAAGAATTGTTGGTGATGGTGTAGGTGCAAGTGCTACTCCAATTGTAGATGAAACTGGTTCAATACTTTCATTTGACATTAAGAGTGGTGGAGTTGGATATACTAAAGCAACAGTTGTAGTTGTAGATAATACAGGACACGGAAGTGGAGCACAAGCAAAGGCAATTATATCTGCTGCTGGTACTGTATCTTCAATATATTTGACTGATATTGGTTCTGGATATTGTCCTGGAAATTATACAAATGTTGGTGTTGGTTCAACTGTAAGTTCTGGAATAAGCAGTGATGTATCTGGGGGTATTCAAGATATAATTGTAATTGCCCCTGGATATGGTTATACCTCTGGCGATACAATCACGGATGGTACAAATACTTACACTCCAATAGTTACTCCTGGTTCTGGTGCGATTGTTGGAATAAAACCAGTAATAAATTCAATTGGTGGATTTAAGACGACACCAACATTAACTATAAATACCAGAACAGGAGTTGCTGCAAATGTTGTTCCACTTATGAAGTTTACCCCAACTTATAATACAGTTAATCAAACAGCAACAGCAACATCAATTTCTGGAATTGTAACATCGGTAATAGATTGTGTATGAGCGACCCACATATTAAACAAAATGTAGGACACAGAGTTGAATCTGGAACATCTTGTTCCGCACAAGGTAAAATAGATTATTCAGTTACCACTGACAATAATCAAGGATTTGTATTTTATGAAAATGGAAATCTAATTATTAGAAATAAAGCATCTTCACACGAGTTGTGTGGAGAACATCTTACTGACGATGTGACACCAGCAAAAACTATTGATGCAGCAAATGGAGATATTCACATTCGAGCAAAGAATGGAACAATTATTTTAGAAGCAGCAAATATTCGTTTAGTTGGTGTTGATGGAAAGGGAGGGGAAATTACAATTCAAGCATCAAAACAAGTTCATATAGATGCTCCAACAGTAGGAGGACAAGGAACAAATATAACTTTAGCTGCCTCTCAAAGTGCTAGTATTGCTGGAAGTAACACTGATGTTACAGGACACGCGCAAGTTACTACTAGTTCTGGTGTAGATAGTGATAGTTCCTCTGTGTTGGGTCAAATTCTTCAAGCAGTTAAAAAGTTTAAAGAATTTTTCAATTCTATTTGTGCTTAATTATGGCTGATTTTACCGTCCTTAATGCTGGGGAAAAACTAGTTGTAGGACAACTAGATATGTCTTTTTTGACTGCTAATTCCAAACTTACACCTGGAACAGCAGTTATTAATGGACCTTGTTATATTGGATTAACTCCACAAATTGGAATTGCAAGAGCAACTTGTATGATTGGTCCTCCTATACCTGGAGTTACTCTTCCTGTTTCTCTTGAAGTGACTGGAATAACTAATTTTGCTGGTATTACAAATACAGCAGGAACTGTAAACGATTTAGCACTATCAAATATTTTTGGATTTACTAGTAGAATTGGTGCCGAAATACAAGCAGCATTTAAAGCAATTTTTGGTCTTAAAACAAATGCTGCAGTACAAATAACACAAGGTCCAAAAGTTTGTCAGGCAATTGCTACTGTTCCATTGATTAAGGCAGACCAAGGAATTTTTAATAATTGTACGGCTGCATTGGGTGTTTTTTCTTCTGTTGCTGCGCCATTTAAAAAATTTGATATCACACATCCCACAAAATCTGGTTATAGGTTAGTTCATACTTGTTTGGAGGGTCCAGAAATTGGTGTATATTATCGTGGTAGACTTGTAAATTCAAATGTAATTGAATTGCCAGAGTATTGGAGAGGTTTGGTAGATGCTGAAACAATTACCGTTTCACTAACTCCACATACATTTCACCAGGAACTTTATGTAAAAAGTATTGAATGGGGAACTAGAATTAAAATTATAAACAATTGTGGTGGACCAGTTGATTGTAGTTATGTTGTTTATGCGGAAAGAAAAGATGTTCCAAGATTGGAAATAGAACCAAAACAAGAAGAAGATAAAACTTATCCTGGTGATAATGCCCAATAAATATGTTATTACTATAAAGAAAAAATATAATTAATTATTATGGCGATATCAACTGATTATGCTGCTGAAATACAACAGATTAATTCCACAGTCGCACAATATTTTGCGTCCATCGGTCAATCGCAAGGTTATTATGTCAACCCACCAAATACTACAAATGCACTTCAAGCACAATTAGATGAGAAAAGAACAGGTGTAGGAAATAGTGATACTTCAATCACAGCAACCATTATTGTAGATCAACAAGAAGAGTTAGACAGAAAACTCTCAGAAGTTGAGATGTTGAAAGATCAATTGACAATTATGGACGTTAAGATTGATCGATTTGATGCTCTTATTCAAAATATTGATAAAGAAATTATTCCTCTTATCGATGAGATTAATGTTGCAATTTCATCAGTAAAAACTGCATATGATGCTAGAATTACTGCTGGTTGTAAGAGTGATTTGTATTGGGAACAAATAGGCATCCAATATTATGGATATGGAGGTTTTTATTATTATAATATATTATATCAATGTAAGAAAAATCCAAATGTAAGAACTGATTACGGTTATTATGGAGCAAAGTATTATAGAAAACCACAAAACCAAGATTATGGTGCAAATATTGTTAAAGAATTTTTAGGTACTATTAGTACAGGAAGTACAAGTTTAGCAATAATAAGTAGTGACGGAACATCAAATTTACAAGTTGGAGATACGATTACAGATAATGTAGATAATCCAACAGTATTTTCTTCTGCGAACTTACCTTCAATTGTTGGTTTTGGAACCACAGCAATTGTAGGAACTTCTACACAATTTGGTGGTACAATTAGTTATGGTTCTACGATTATCGCACATACTGGAATTGGAACTACTGGTAATATTAATGTTGGAGATACAATAACTCTTTCTAATGTTTTAGCACCAAATACAAAAGTTGCTGGTATTGGAACTACAACTGCAACTCAAACAGTTTGGAATCCAAATTATGGTGGTGCTGGTGTTGGTTCGATGATAAGCACATCAGTATCTGTGCCTAGTTTAATTGTAAGTGTTGCATCAATTGGTAGTACCACAGATGGAACATTTACAGTTGGTATTTTATCCACATTTCCATCAGTAATTTTAAGTGGAGCATCCATAAAAGAAGCAACCAATACGAATTTTACATGTATAAGAACTACACAAATTGACGCAACTACATTTGATTATTCAAATAATCCCGTAGACCCAGTGACTATTGGAATTATAGGAAACAATACACTTGGATTGGGACATAAGTTAGTAAGAGTGAATAATGGAAGTCCAGTTGGTCCATTTCAATGGAAAGAAGTAATGACTTCTAGTTTTGCGGATAAAACAGACGCACAATTAAATGATAATGAAAGATATTTAAGAGCAACATATCCAGAACCCGATTGTGGTGCAAGTTATGCAAGATATTATCCAGGAAATACTTCTTGGCCTGTAAAAAATATTTTTACTTATGGTATTGGTGGATATCCTGCAATATCTACATCATTCTCATATGCACAAGAGGGAGATACAGTTATTGTTGGATTTGGTCTTACTTCTCCTTTTGGTATTGGTTATGTAGGAGTATCATCAATAAATCCAAGTGCTGGTGTTTGTAATCCACTTGATACTGCAATCACTAATGCCGAGACAAGCAGGGATACAATTATTGCGAGAAATACTCCAAAGATTGATAGTTTAATTGCGTCGGCAAGTGCTTTGAGAAGTATTCGAGATAAGATGGAAGGACAGGCATTTGCTGTTTTACAAGGAAGAGTCTATGGTGATATCGAAGTCAATAAACTCAAAACAGAACTTGCTGCATTGAGAGCAGTAGATTTAAAACAGTATGAACCAGAAACTTATTATTTTAATCCTGATACTGGAAAAACATCTTCTTCTACTGTTGGTATTGGAACTGTTTAATTTTACTCTATAGAATGAAACCTATATATTATAAGAAAAAAAGTACCCGCAATAAGTAATGACGGACAGATTTCCACTTATAGCCAATCCAACATCTAAACAAATTGAGGAGTTGGCTTCTGGTGATAATTTAAATCTCCAAGGAAGTGGTATTGTTGGTGCTACAACTATAACCGCAAGTAAGTTTGTTGGAACTCTCCAAGGGAACGCAACGAGTGCAGACACATTAAACGATGCTGCAAATATAACTACTGGAACAATTAGTTCTTCTAGATTATCTGGTTATTATGGAATTGATGTAAATAGTGCAAATATACTTACGAATGCTGCAAATATAACTTCTGGATTTATTAGTAGTGATAGATTAAATGGTAATACTTATGATATTAATATTGAAGGTCGAGCAAATCGAGCAACATATTTAAATGATGCGGCAAACATTCTTAGTGGAACTATAGATCCATCAAGATTATCTGGAACATATGATATTAATGTTTCTTCTGCTGCAACTTCTTATAATTTAGCACCAGGTCTTTATGCTGTTGATATTACTGGAAATGCAGCAACTGCCACTACTGCTATAAATCTTTCTGGTGGCAATGTTACTGGAACAAGTTTAAACATTACTGGATTTTCTACTTTAGGTGTAACATCAGTTACAAATCTAACAGTAACCAATACTGCAACAATTGGGTATTCTACAATCACATTCTCTTCGATTGGAATTGCTACCATAGGATTTTTGAATGCAACCAATACTAATGTTTCTGGAATTTCCACTGTAGGATTTTTAACGGCATCCAGCATTTCGACACCAAATGCAAATGTTGGAATTTTAACAGCAAATACATTATCAGGTATTAATACTGCTAGTATTACTAATTTGACTGTTGATTATCTTAGAGCATTACAACTTACGACTTTAGACGAAATCAATACTGGAATTGCAAGTATTGGAATTGCAACTATTGGTTTTTCTTCAATTACGAATGCTTATATTGGTATTGCGACCATAAATCAAATTAATATTAGTACAGGTATACTCACTGCGACTACATTTAGTGGAAATTTAACTGGTACTGCTACAACTGCTACAAACCTTGCCGATGCGGCAAATATAACGACTGGAATCATAGACCCAGCAAGATTATCTGGAACTTATAATATTAGCATTACTGGTGATTCTCAAGCATCAACAGCAACAACGGCAACTAATGTTATTGGTGGTATTGCCTCTGTTACTAATTTAAGAGCAACAGGAATTACAACTCTTGGCACTGCCAATGTGAGTCAATTAAATTCTGTTGGCATTGCTACTGCATCTTTCTTTTCTGGAAGTGGAATTGATTTAGTTGGCATTGTAACTCAACTCACAGTAGGAACTGGTCTCACTTTAACGTCTTCTCAAGCAGTTGGAAAAGGAACAGTTCAAGTTGGAATCAAAACTTCAATTGGTAAAACAATTTACGTTGCTTTTGAAGGTAGTGATACAAACACTGGATTAGTGGAAAGTGACGCAAAAAGAACAATCAAAGCAGCAGCAGCACTTGCATTACCTGGAGATACAATTAAGGTTTTCCCTGGAACTTATGTTGAAAATAATCCTATCACATTAGCAGCAAATGTTTCCGTTCAAGGAACAGAACTTCGCAACTGTATTGTAACTCCACAATCTTCAGGTCTAGACTTATTTTATGTAAATAATGGTTGTCATATAACTAACCTAAGTTTTAATGGTGCTCCCGCAACTAATAATGCATCAGTTGTATCATTTGTTCCACTGTCTGGTGTTGCAAGTGATAGATTTTTTGATGCGGCAAGATTGATTAGACTAAATCTTGATTTCATTGCAGATGAAACTGTTGGATATTTAACAAGCACAGATTATAAAAATCCAGTATTCAATACTGGAATAAGTACAATTAAACAAGGTGTCAAGTCTGCACTGAAAGCAGTGTCTCACGATATCACAAGAGGTGGAAATTCCAAGTGTGTAGGAGCAGGAAAATCATACTACACTGCAGAAGGGGCACTTCAAAACATTGTTGGATTTAAGACAGAAACAATTGATGCACTAAATTATGCTGCTGGAATTGCAAGGTCTTGCATTAATAATGTTTCTTTTGCAAAAACAAGTGGTGGAAATTATCAAACGTATTATACTCAAGTAAAAGATTTAAGTATGCAACCTGATGGTGCATACGGCAATGAAAGTCTAAGTGGTTGTGCGAATGTTGTATCGGCAATTTACTCCTGTGTTGGTGTAGTTACAACAATTATCAATCAAGGTTTAAGTGTCCTTGGTGTGGGAATTAATACGACATATCCTGGAAATTCGGGTCTTGGCACATCAGTCGAAAATGACCCATCATTCTCTCCAGGAGTTGGAAATATTGATAAAGGACCTTATATTCGTAACTGCACTAACTTTATTGCAAATAGTATTGGTCTCAAAGTTGATGGATTTGCAGCAGAACCAGGAGACCAAACTGATATTGGTGTAACTGGTTCGATGAGTGTTGATAGTTATACTCAATACAATCAAGGTGGAATTGGTGTTTCGATTACAAATGGTGGATACGCACAATTAGTTTCCATCTTTACTATTTGTGATGATATTGCAATTTACACTGCATCTGGAGGACAGTGTGATATTACCAACTCCAACTCATCATTTGGTAATTATGGTCTTTATTCAGTCGGTGTTGGTGACAATACAACAAAGTCCATTTATCGTTACACTGGAACCGCAACAACAGAGGCAGCAGCGAGGTCAAATGTAATTACGATTTCTGGTGTTGGAACCAATCGTCCTTATGACGGTCAATCTTGCTACTTTGGAACTTTATATTATAATATTAATACTATTCAAGTAGATAATGGTGGTTCTGGTTATACTGGACAACCAACTGTTACGATTAGTGACCCAACTGGACCAAATGGAGTTGCAGCACAAGCATCAGCAACAGTTGTAAATGGTTCAGTCACTGAAATTAATGTTTTAAATTCTGGTTCTCAATATTTGAATTCTGGAGTAACAGTTACAATTGCAGGACCAGCAGGTGCAGGAACAACAGCAACTGCTTCTGTTTCTAATTATCAACCAATTTATTATAAGGTTTCTTCTGCGACTTTACCTTCTTCTGGTATTTCTACGGTCTCATTTTTACAGACACTAAATAATACAGTTAGTGCTGGAACAACTGTATATTTTGCAAGGGGAAGTTTACAACTCGCATCCACAATTTCATTCGAATACGTTGGTGCTGGTACAAACATTTTTACAGCAAAACCTGCTCTTGGTGGTGTTGTAATCCCTGAAAATAAAGTAGTTCAAATTGACGGTGGAACTGTAACTTATACGAGTACAGACCAATCAGGTAATTTTAATATTGGTGATGGTGTTGTGATTAACCAATCAACAGGTCAAATATCAGGTAGAGATTTTACAAAAGCACTATTCACTACTATGACACCATTTATTCTTGCACTATCAGATTAAGGAGGAGTATTAGAAATGGCAATTGCGGCAGCAGCAGTAAATAATTTTAAAACATATACCAAAGTTGTTGGGTTGACAACTGATATTGTTTACACAGCACCCGCAGGATATGTTGGAGTATTTTTATTAGCTCAATGTGCTAATATTAGTACTAGCACTCAATCAATTAGTTGGTATCATAATCGTGTAAGTTCTGGTTCAACTGTAACCACAGAAATAGTAAAAGATTTTTACATTCCAGCAAACGATACAGTAAATCTATTACCTGGTAAATTGGTATTGGAAACTGGTGATTTTATTACAATCAGTGGAAGTGCAAGTACGACCCCAGCAAAACTTAAGTTTATTACAAGTGTTCTTGAAACCTCAAATCAATAATAGATAAATGGCAACTCCAGGATTTCTCAGCAAGAGAGTTAAAAAGAAATCACAAACTGGTCTTACAACAGACCGTTATGAATTTTTGGGTTTAGACCAAGCAGAACCAGATTTGGGAGACCCATTAGTTGGTATTTCTTCTATTGGTGCAAATCCTGCTCCAATTGCTGGAACTCAATATGTTTTAATTTCTAATAGTGAAAATACTGGGAAAAGATATTGGGTTGCTTCTTCTCAATTGTCTGGTGGTGGATTAATTCCTGGTTCTTTTACAGTATTTAATAACAGTATTCAGGTTGGTGCCGCAAATAGTTTTAATAAGTTTAATTTTGTTGGTACTGGGGTAACAGTAGATTTTGTTGGTGCAGCAGTAACGCAACAAACTGGTATTGCAACAGTTAGAATTACCGTAACGGATTTAGTTGGACCAGGAAATGTAAATTCAATATCATATAAGGCAAGTAATGGACTATTAGCAGGGGCATCTGACTTTGTATATTTGAGTGGAAATATTGGTATAGGTTCCACACAACCAACAGTGCCACTAGATGTAGTAGGTAATGCAAGATTTACTGGTATTATAACTGCCTCTAGTTTTACTGGTAATCTTACTGGTACAGCAACTACAGCAACCACTGCAAATAACGTAAGTTCTACTATTAATATCAATACTTCTGGTATTATAACTGCCTCTAGTTTTACTGGTAATCTTGCTGGTACAGCAACCACTGCAACTACTGCTCTTGGTTTCTCTACAACTGCTAGTATCAATACTTCAGGTATTATAACTGCCTCTAGTTTTACTGGTAATCTTACTGGTACAGCAACTACTGCCAATAACGTAAGTTCTACAATCAATATTAATACTTCAGGTATTATAACTGCCTCCACATTTTATGGAAATTTAGTAGGTAATATTTCAACAACAGGTCAATCATTTAATACTATATCTGTCATAGGACTTTCTACATTTGCAAATGGTCCAATACTAGTAGGGAGAGCAACTACAACAGGAACTGCAACACAAGCACTTCAAGTGGAGAGTGGTGGATACTTCAATGGTTCTGTTGGCATTGGAACTACAAATCCGTCATCAAAACTTCACGTTGTTGGTGATGGTAACTTTACTGGTACTGTTACTGCTACTTCATTTTCTGGTTCTGGTTCCAATCTAACTGATTTGTTATCCAATACAGTATCAACTTCTTCTACAACTGCTCCTCAATATATTGGGTTTGTAAGTGCCACTAGTGGCACTATAACATCTAATTTAGTAAGTAGCACATTAACCTATATTCCATCAAGTGGAAGTTTGGGTATTGGAACCACAAATCCAAGAACACCACTTCAAGTTGAGACTTATGGAGTAAAAACTGGAGTTGGAACATTTGATGCGTCTGTTGGGGTTTCCACAACAATAGATAGTTTTTCTGTCTCTTCTACTGACTTTAAGGTTGCTGAATATACAGTTCATATTGGTTTTGGTTCTTATATTCAGGCACAGAAGGTTCTCGTAACACAAGACCAATCTACTGCATATTCTTCTGAGTATGCAGTAGTTTATAATAATTCATTGATTGTTTCTATTGGAGCAACAATTAGTGGAGGAAATTGCATTCTTCAAGCAACTCCACAAACTGATATTAGTGGATTGACGACTTATAGATTTGCAAGAAATACCTTACTCTAATACTGAAACTTATATTATGTTTTTCGGTATGCTTAGTTCTCAATTCATAAATAACTAAAAAGACCGATGGCAGATAAAAACTTTGGAGTAAAGGGGATAAACTTTGTTGGTGACCCTGGTACGCCAACAATTTCTATAGCATCCTCTACCATCACTTATGCGGGAAATTTAAACCTTAACGCACCTACTGTTGCTATCAGTACAGATGTTTCAATCGGTGGAAAAGTTGTATCAAATTTAGTTGTATCGGATACTTATTCAGTTGGTATAGGAACCACAGTTCTGACTGAAAAATTAAATGTAAGTGGAAATGCAAATATTTCGGGTGTTGTAAGTGCTACTGGTTTTGTTGGTTCTGGTGTTAGTTTAACTGGATTATTAACAAACCAATCATCTGCAATTGATACTGGTGAATATCAGTATCTTTTAGTTACTCCTCAAACTTCTGGAACTATTTCCAGTGTTTCTTCATCATATGATTATATTGCTTTCAATCCTGCTGCAAAATATCTAGGAATTGGAACAAATACACCAATAGCAGGATTGGATGTAAGTGGTACTGGTAGATTTATAGGTACTGTTACTGCTCCAACTTTTCAAGGAACTGCTACAACTGCTACAAACCTTGCAGATGCGGCAAATATAACTACTGGTATTGTTAGTACTGCTAGATTATCTGGAACTTATGATATTAGTATCTCTGGAAATGTTGCAACAGCAACCACTGCTTCTGGTTTAACGACAACTGCTAGTGTAAACACAACTGGTATTATAACTGCTTCTAGTTTTGTAGGAAATCTTACTGGAACAGCAACCACTGCAAATAACGTAAGTTCTACAATCAATATTAATACTTCAGGTATTATAACTGCCTCTAGTTTTACTGGTAATCTTACTGGTGTGGCATCATCTGCAATACAATTACAAACCACAAGATATTTTAGTGTCAGTGGTGATGTTTCTACTGGTTCTTCGGTTGCATTTGATGGAACTCAGAATGTTGGATTGGCAGTAACTTTAGCACTTTCTGGTGTTACTTCTGCAACTTATGGTTCAAGTACTTCTATTCCATCTATTTCAGTTAATGATAAAGGAATTATTACTGGGGTAACAACTAGTGGAATTACTGTTGGAAATGGAACATTAGACCTCAAAACATCTGGAACAGGATTATCTGGTATTGCGACCTTTACTGCAAATCAAGCAACTGGAACTGCAGTTACGTTTACAGTAACATCTGATGCAACAAGTGCCAACACAGCAGGAGCAATTGTTGCTCGTGATGCAAGTGGAAACTTTAGAGCAGGAATTATTACTGCTACTACTTTCTCTGGAACAGCAACCACTGCAAATAACGTAAGTTCTACAATCAATATTAATACTTCGGGTATTATAACTGCTACTACTTTTTCTACTGGTATTTCAACTCAAAATATTGGATTTACTACAGGCATTATTAGTGGTCCAAATACAATTTTTATCAATCCTTATCAAATTGGTGTATCCACAGGAACTGTAAGAATTCTCGGAAATCTTACAGTTGATGGCACCACAGTCACAACCACACAAGCAACCATACAATCAAGTGCTACAACGATTGGAGTTGCAGTTTCAGAAACAAGTAATATTGTTCTTGATGGTGCTGGAATTACGATTGGTTCGACATCGATTCAAAAAACTTTACTATGGAATTATGGTTCAAGTTCATTAAAATCAAGTGAAAACTTAAATGTTGCTTTAGGAAAAGTTTATCAAATTAATGATAACCCAATTTTAAGTTCAACTGAACTTGCATCTAGTGTTGTTAATGCTCCTGGCATAACAACTGTTGGAACATTAAAACAATTAGTTGTTTCGGGCAATACATCAACAGATGCAGTCAAAATCACTCAAATTGGTTCTGGAAATGCTCTGGTAGTTGAAGATGAAACTAGTCCAGATGGAACTGCTTTTATTGTGAGTGCTAATGGTTCTATTGGTATTGGAACCACAATTCCATCATATAAACTTACAATTACCAATAATGCTCTTCCAACTAGTGGTCTAACACATGCGATTGCTGATTTTACTGGCAGTGTAGATGGTTATACTCAACTTAATATAAGAAACTCTCTTGCTGCCGCAAATGCTTCTTCTGATTTGATTGCTACGGCAGATACTGGGTCCGATACAACAAACTTTATCGACTTAGGTATTAATAATAGTACTTTCTCTTCTGGTTCTTGGACGGTCAATGGAGCATTAGATGGATACTTATATGCTTCTGATGGTAGTTTATCGATTGGTATTGCCACTAGTGATACAGCAAAATATATTTCATTCTTTGCTGGTGGATTACTGGCAGAAAACGAACAAGTAAGAATCAATCAAAGTGGTGTTGGGATAGGAACCACAAATCCAACAGCATCTCTTGAAGTTTTTGGTGATTCAAGAGTTTCAGGTATTATAACTGCTTCTAGTTTTGTAGGAAGTCTTACTGGAACAGCAACCACTGCAAATAACGTAAGTTCTACTATTAATATTAATACTTCAGGTATTATAACTGCTACTACTTTTGTAGGAAATCTTACTGGAACAGCAACTACTGCAACTACTGCAACTACTGCAACTACTGCCAATAACGTAAGTTCTACTATTAATATTAATACTTCTGGTATTATAACTGCTTCTAGTTTTACTGGAAACTTAACAGGTACAGCAACTACAGCAACTACTGCTAAT